CTTGGAGAAACACTTCGGTTTAGGAGAGAACAAAAATGGAAAATAACGATCAACTAGCTAGGCACACAGGACAGCCGGATGTCCCTGAATTGGTGAAGGAGTTCCGGCGTTCGATGAATGAAGGCTACACGCTGGAGCGCACCAGTTCCGCAGACCAGACACGCTACATGCGATGGACTGGGCAGAGCGACGATGGCAAGAAGCACGATGAGAATTTGCCGGAGGGTAAGCCAGCTTTCCCTTGGGATGGAGCGAGTGATACGCGCGTGCCGTTGGTGGACTCGATCATCAATGACTGTGTGGACATGTTGTCCATGTCTGCCAGTCGCGCGCAGCTTGGAGTGACAGGCACGGAGTTGTCTGACTTGGAGCCTGCCGGAGCGGCTACGACCTTGATGAACTGGGTGAAGAACTCGATGCACAATACGTTAGGTGCGGAGTCGGAGTTGTTGGCGCAGTACATGATGGCTTATGGCTGGAGTGCTGCCTTTGTCGGCTGGGAGCAGAAGAGTGCGTTGAAGACTCAGGAGTTGAACCTTGAGGAAGTGATGCAGATGGCGCAACAGGCTCCACCAGACTCCCTGTTGGCTTCCCTGCCGGGAATGATAGCGGAGCCGGAGCGTGAGGGAGAGGTGGCGCAGGTTCTGATGGACTATGTTCCAGGCATGAAGAAGCGTGCTGCTCGCAAGGTGGTTAAGAGTTTGCGCGAGACGGGTGGTGCGGAGTTCCCTGTGCCGTACCTGTGCAAGAACGCGCCTGCGCTGGTGGCACTGAAGCCTTATGATGATGTGCTGTTCCCGCCGGAGACGATTGACTTGCAGAATGCGCGGGTGATCTTCCGCAGACAATTCATGTCCGAGGTAGAGCTTCGCAGTAAGGTGACTGATGACGGGTGGAGTAAGGGCTTCGTGGAGTCTGCGTTGCACACTGCTGGCAAGTCCTTGGCGGTTAACGATGTGAGCAGGGCATTGAGTGCGCTGACTGACTCGACGATAGAACGCCGTGACAACTTGGTGGAAGTGGTGTGGGCTTACACTCGCCAGTTGGACGATAATGGAGTGCCGGGAATCTTCTACACCATCTTCTGTCCGGGTGCGGAGGGTGAGTTGTTTGCGAAGCATGAGATGTTGGACTACGCGCACAACGAGTATCCGTTTGTGTTGTTCCGCAGGGAGCATGTGGCACGGCGGGTAACGGAGAGCCGTGGTGTATCGGAAGTGGCGCGCACATGGCAGGATGAGATTAAGGCGCAGCGTGACTCGGTGTTTGATGCAACGAGCTTTGAGACGTTGCCGCCGTTACAGGTTAGCAAGCGACTGGGCATGGCGAACAAGATTGGCCCAGCGGTGCAGTTGCCTGTGACGAAGCCGGGAGACTATCAGTTCCTGCAACCGCCATCGAGGCCACCTGCTACTGCGTTCAGTGTGATTGACACGGTGCGCCAGCAGGCTGACGAGTATTTCGGTAGGCCGAATGAGAAGGTGGCTGCGACAGTAACACAGTTAAAGCAGCAACGCATGGTGAACCAGTGGCTGCGTGGATGGACTGAAGTGTTCCGGCAGATGTTCCGGTTGTGCATTCAGTATTATTCAGTGGATGAGTTGGCGCGCATTACCAATGCGAATGCGTCACAGGCACTGAGCCATGATGGTCAGCAGTTTGACTTCGTGTTAAAATTCAATGTTCAGGAACTGGACAGCGACTTGGTGAAATCGAAGCTCGACGCAATAAGCCAGATTGCGACTACCTTGGACTCGGCTGGGCGCATCGACAAGGTGAAGCTGGTGGAGAATGCCTTGCGTGCTGTTGCACCGGAGGCGGCTGATGAGTTGCTGGTAGACCAAGCGGCTGCGAGTCAGCAGATGTATGAAGGTGTCAAGCAAGACATCGCTAACATGCTGCTGGGCTTTGAAGCTACCTATGCGGATGCGAGCAATGACCCTTCTGCTTCCACCAAGATGCAGATGGCGCAGGAGTTGGCGCAGAGCAATCAGCGGGTGATGCAGGAGATGCAGGGCAACGAAGTCTTCAAGGACTTGATGGATCGTTACTTGCAGAACCTGAACATGGCGGTGATGCAACAGCAGAATAAACAGATAGGCAGGACTGGGGTGAAACCTGCTGCAATGGGGTAACATGGACGAAGTAAACTGGAACGCCTTCCAATGGGACGGGGGCAATGAACTGTGGGACGAAGTGCATAAGCACTTGGAGAGTTTTCTTGAGTCCGAAACAGACGTTGCCCTCTCCCCAGACCTTACCGACCAGCAGCGACACTACGCTGCTGGCAAGGCAGCATCGCTTTTAGAGCTTCAGAGCCACCTAAAACAACTCAAGGACATGGCAGAACAGAACAAAAAATAGTGTCCTAGATGTCACTTGATGTCACTTGAGTACCCTTGGTAAACACCAAGGGTTTTTTTCTGCCCTCTTCGGTCTTCTAATCATTGTTGGCAAGGAGTTTCTGCGTACCTCAATGCCCTATGAAAATCAAACGCTGTAATAACAGGAGCTTCTTGCTGCTCCCAAAAATCGCATGGCTGAGACAACTGAAGGGCAAACGGACAGCCCAACCCAAACCGTGGAACCGCAGGGGAACCTCGACCAAGCAGGTCTGGCAGAAATGCTAAGGGACACACTTGAGCGCGAGGTACAGCCGGAACCTCAACCGACTGGTGCGGAAGAACAAAGTGAGGAAAGGGATACGCTGGAGGAAACCTCTGTGAGTGCAGAGGCGGACGAAGGCACAGACCTTTCCCAGACTGAGACGACTGACGCGGAGGCTGAACCAGCCGCCGACGAGGTAGATGAAGACGCTGAAGCGGATGGTTTACCAACCGACATTCAGGAGTCTGTTAACAAGCGCATTGGAAAAGAAGTCAGGAAGCGGAAGCAGCAAAAAGAAGTTGCTGAAGCTGAAATTGATGATCTAAAGCGCAAGCTGGAAGAGGCCGAAGGTAGAGCGTCAGAGACGAACGCGGAGTTTACTCCGCAATCTACCGAGGCAAATCCATTTGCAGAACTCCTCACAGTTGAGGATGTGCAGAAGGAACTCCTTCAGGCTGAACAGACACTGGAGTGGGCTGAAGACAACCCCGATGGGGCACTTCTGGAAACCAAGGAGGGTGATCGTGAGTTCACTTCCGAGGATGTACGGGAGATTCGCAAGAAGGCAGCGAGGGCGATAAGGCGACAGTTACCGGAACAGCTTGGATACATTCAAGCCGTAAACCAACTGGAGCCTAAAGTGGTTGAAGCCTTTCCGTGGTGGAAAGACAAGGCGAGCAGCGAGTTTCAGGGGGCGATGCAAGTGCTTCGTTCCATGCCTGAGCTTGCCAGGTTCCCTGACTACAAGTTTGTGGTTGGTGATTACCTTGCCGGACGCGCACAGCGCGAAAAAGCACCACAGAAGAGGGTTGCTACCAACGGGGTGAGAAAAGCACCACCCCAGCCTACTGCGCCAACAGCGGAACCAGCTCCGGTAGATCCGGTGGCGGTTCGTTCAGCTTCTGCGCTGAAGTCGTTTCAAGAGTCAGGGGGGGTCGATGAGTTAACTAATGTAATCAAGCTAGGTTTATAGCTTGGGAAAGGAGTCCACATGGCTTCATTACTAGAAAAAGATCAAATCGGTAAGAGAGAAGATCTCGCCGATTTAATTAGTCTCGTCGATGCCCACGACTGTCCAGTTGTGAGCAGCGCGAAAAAGGGAAGCAAACCCGGCAACACACTAATGCAATGGCAGGCATCGGCATACGATGCAGCCGTAAGCAGCGGAACCGTAGACGGAACCGATGTTAGCGGTAGCGACTACGAGAACCCCGGTGCGAACCGCGCGATTCTGAGCAACTATGTTCAGATTCATCGTCGTTCCATTCGTGTGTCTCCATTGTCCGTCGAGATCAGCAATGTTGCTGGCTTGAAGGATGAACTCGCCGCTGGCATTGCTAACAAGCTCGTTGAGCTAAAACGAGATATGGAGAAATCCTATCTCTCGGCCAATGACGCACAGGCAGACGCTGGCGGTTCCACGCCTTACCTTACTAAAGGTTTGGCAACGTGGATCAGCACAGCGGGTGGTTCAGTGCTTCAGGTTCCGGCTGCATTCCGCACGCCGACTGCGAGCATCGAAACAACTGCGACTACCGCAAACATCACGGACACTACTGTTCAGGATGTGTTAGCGAGTATCTACTCGGAGACGGGAAGTATTAAAAACTTCACGATGCCTCTGGGTCGTACTCTCAAGCGCGCCTTCACGGATCGTCTGACTGGTACTCGCAGTGTAACTGATAGCAATGGAATTGCTGCAACCCAAATCCGCACCTTCTCGCCTCAATCGGGCAAGAAAGTGACACTCGCCGTCGATATTTTCGAGGGCGATTTCGGAACCGTGGCGTTAGTGCCGGACAATTTTGTTCCGGCTCAAACCGATGGTTACGTCTTGGATATGGACGGCATCGAAATTCGCTATGGCAAACTGCCTGAAGTGAAAGAACTGCCTGACAGCGGTGGTGGCCCGATTCGTATGATCGAGGCTGTGGCGGCATTGATCGTCCACAATCCATTGGCACACGGTAAGTTCGACTTGGCGAGCTAAACTCTCTCTTGGGGGACTATGCTAGAACAAGCAATCAACTCGCTGCCGGGGGAACTGCGACAAGCAGTTGCCGCAAAACTCCGGCAGCGAGTCTTTTCACAATGTGATGGTGCGGTTGGCGACTCAAAGTCTATTGCCGCACAGAACCACTCCCGCAGTTTTCGTTCAGTTGACGGAATGGGGGAGATGCGTGCGAGCATTCCGGCCACGGCTTACCATTACTGGGGGCAGCGCGAAGGCTACGGGGTGTGGCAGGACAAAAAGTTCATGTCCAAGTATCTTCAGGACAACCCTGAAGTGCGAGTGAACACAAAGTCTGAAAAGGTACAGGTGGGCTACCGTGGTGACGGGTTCTTTCCGATTGGCACGGGGCGCAAGGTTAAGGTCTACAAATGAGAAAGTTAACCTTCAGTAGCGTCCTGCACGGGGTAGCCCAGCTTGCAGGACTGGACAGGGATAATCTGTCTACGAATGAATTTAAGCGTATTCGGGATTTAGCGGATACGCGTTTGGCGTTGGCGTGGGAGACAGGCGAGTGGCCCGAAACCCTGTTGATCGAGAAGCGGCGGTTCCGTTTACTCTGGGACAGCACCACGACTTTCGCCCAGAACACGGAGGTTTATTATGCAGTCGAGGATAAATATTACCAAAGCCTTGCCGGTTCCAACACCGGAAACCTACCAACCGACAAATCAAAGTGGGCTGACGTTAGTGAGTCTCCAAGTGGAGACGATTGGGAGTCCGGCAAAGCCTATGTGCTTGGAGATCGAGCTAAATACACAACAGACGGAGAACATTACTGGTGCATCAATGCTCATACATCAAGCTCTTCGATTACACCAGCATCAGGTAGCTATTGGACGAAACTAATTGCCTTTGACCGCTACCTTGCCTACGAGCAAACAGGCGAGACAAAGATAGGGGAGTTCCTGTCACTGACCAAGAAAGACCCGCGCAACTTTTCCGCGAACAAGGAGTATAGCTTTGAGCTTACTGCCCTTGGGGCAAACG